ACCCGCGGCGTTTAACTGTTGCCCGAAGCTAACTCCCGTTAGGGGTAGCTCTGCGAGAACCTGATTAGTAACGAGATCCGCGAAGAGATACCGGTAGGAAGTAGCCATTGCCCTAGCCTACTAGAGCGGCGACCTCATCAGCCGTTAGACCGAGAGCGGCTAACTTAGCCTGAGCCGAAGCCTTAGCTTTAGCGATAGCGGCGTCAGCGTCAGCCTTAGCCTTAGCGTCCGCCTCATATTGTGCGGCGGCGGCTTTAGTGGCGGCGATCTCTTCGTCAGTTTGTGGACGAGTAGTAACTTCGCCTGTCTCGCAATTTACTTCGATTACATCTGCCATGATTGCTCCTTAGTTATGAGTTTTTAATGCCGTATAAATATAATGTTGAATACTGAACAAGATTGCCAACGCCTTGAATTTTGACAGAGTTGATTGCGGCAGAATTAGCCCAAAGTCCGGCTGATAAAACATCATAAGCTGTCGTAGCATTATTTTCGGCCGCTGAATCAACTGAAAAAGATTTGTTATTACTGGATGCGTAATTTGGAATATATACCTCAAAATTAGTAAATGTATTAACGGTAAATATCGGCGAATCAGCAATAAAAGTCCAGTTATTTGTCGTTGAATAACTTGCTGAATAACTTCCTGCACCGACCACCATAATGGCATTTTGCGAAGTTGTTGCTCCGTTAAAGGTGATATTTATGTAATCTTCATTTCCAGCTCTATCGGTTCTAATTGAACCTACCAATTTCAAGTCGGTATAAGTGGCAGGAATAGAATTAAACGAATAAGAAGCAACACTTGAAGAAATTGCTGTGCTTGCAATAAGCGTGTATGTATTAGCCATTATGCCGCCGCGATTCCGTAAAGGGTGAAGGTAGAACCAACAACAAAATTTTGTGTATAAGCCGTGGCGGTAATGATATTTATGGCTGCGTTGCTAGGAGCGCGCCATAAAGCAACGCCAGAGGTGACTTCATTTCCCGCACTATTAGAACGATACAAAACAGTTTTGTAAGTCGATGTATTGGAATAATTCATAAACTGATGAATTATTGTTTGTTGGTCTGTATAAACTGTTGGGTCAACAATGGCCGGATACCCAGTTCGCCGACCGCTAGAAGCAGCAGAACCACTTCCGCTCAAAAAGGTTTCTGAATAATCTGTTCCGGTGTCAATAGAACCATTTCCAAGACCAACTCTGTATCCTTGCGTTCCCGTGCTTGCTCCGCTAAAAACTAAAATTAAATCGGTGTAAGTTTGCGGTATGGATGAAAAGGTTACTGTGGTGGTTGCCGAAGCTAGCGTTTGCGTTGCTATCGGCGTGTAAGTAGAACCAGCGGCCATTATTTCACCCCATAAAGTGCGAAAGAAGAAAATTGAGCAAAAGTTCCGCTGCCAAAATACAGCTTAATACTAGTAATTGCTTGCGGAGTGTTAAACCATAAGCCCGAGTGCAAGAAAACATAGCCAGAACCATTAGCGTCTTGACCATCTAAAGTTCTAACGGTTTTATTTTTATTTACTGAGGTGTAATCTAAAATATCAGATACGCCCACAAATGGATAAGAATTTGTATTGGAATATCCAATAGGCATGCCAGTTGTTGCGGCGGTGTAAGCACCCACTGCGCTTGAGCCACTTCCATAAAGTGCGTGTTGGACATAGTTAGAACCAGTATCGCCATTGAATTGCATATAAAGGCTATCGCCAGAAGCGTAACTATCTAACCCAATCCAACGCAACTGTAAATGCGTGAAAGTGCTAGGAATGCTGGAAAAAGTAATGTTTGATGCTCCACCAGCGCCAACAGTCACCGTCTGAATAGACTGAAAATTGCCCGTCACCAAAGCTGGCGAGAACAGGCCATATCCCTGCGCAGAGGCGCTCGCTTTAGTAGTAATTAACGGAGACATAAGCTAGACCTTACGCGAATTTAGTCGCGGAGGCAAGAACGGTATAAGTAGCCGAAGCGGTCTTTAGGATAGTAAAGACATAAGCGTCAATAGCCGAAGCGTCTCCGGCGCTAGGAGCGGTTCCGCCTTGCCACTTAGGGGTTACCGAAGTACCGTCAATAGTAAAAGCCGTAGGGTAATAAGCCGTAGATCCGTTCGTATTAGCTACGGCAATAGTTACGGTCTGCCCCGTAGCGAGAACCGAGTTAAGGGTAGTCGAGGAGTTTCCGCGAAAGTTAAGCGTGAAGTTAGCCGTAGCCGCGGTAGTAAACCACCAAGCGGTCGAGGTAATGATGTCTATATTCTGCGAGCTAGCGATAGCCGTACCGACGATATTAGCGGTTTCGAGAAGTCCCGTTACGGCATAGTTAGTAGCGATACCGGCGATAGGCGAAGTAGCCTTTACGCGGTTATCCGTGATATTTGCGGTAACGATAGAAGTAACGCCCGCGCCTACTGCGATAGTTGCGAGGAGAAGCGAGTTAGCGGGAGTCGAAGGAGCTACGGGAGAGGCGGCAGGGGTTCCCGCGATAACCTGAAAGGTTACGTTATTAAGAGATCCGGTGTAGTACGCGTCGTTTACGGTTACTACGACGATATCTATACGAGGGTTAGAAGCGTTAGCGGTCGTTACGGTAAGAGTCGTAGTAGCGTCGTTATACGCCATATACGTACCCATATTAGATTGAGTAGTACCGACGATAGCCGCCCAACCCGAGGCTACGAGGACGGACATACCAGCAGGAGAGTTCTGGGTAACCGCTAAGTCGGCGGCGTTAATAATTCCGGAGGTTTTCCAGATAGCTTGAGTCGTTAGGCGGTCGTTTTCCGCAGGGTGGCTACCGTTCTGAAGCCAACTCGGTGGTGTACGTAGTGCCATTATTTCTCCTTAGATATACGCGTTACGCCAAGTAATGGTCGCAGCCGTAGTGCCGATAAGTGTACCCGTTCCCGCTAGGAAGAATGAGTTATTACCCGGAGGCGCAGAGAACCAGTTAGAGCCGCCGTTAATAAGATTACGGGCAGGGTTTCCGTTAAGGGTAATGAGCTTCTGGTCTAAGTCGATAACGATAGTATCGGTATTCGCATAGGTTCCCTGAATTGTTATATAGGTTCCCTGCGTGTTATTACCGAGGGTCGGGTTAGTAATTGGTCCGTTAAGGGTAATTACCGGATAGGTCGTAGCCCAACCCGCGTTATTAACGGTCGTCGTAAGAGTCGACGAACCGCCACCGTAAGAGAGGTTATAGGTACGGTTATATTGACGACCGAGGGGGTTACCGACGGCGAGGGTCGCGGTCTGTAGCGTATCGTCGTAATAGCGAGGATCCGCGCAGAAGAACGAATACTGACTTGTAATATAGCCGTAGGTGTAGTTCGGGTCTACGACGGTCTTATTCGTACGGACGCGAGCGTTAACGCGTTGTAGTCCGCCCGCTGGCGAGAGCTGGAATTGTAGAGGCGTCGTTCCGCTAGTCTGAGGCAGGAGCGCGGCTTGTAGAAGGTTAAAGTTAGCCTGAGCCGAGTTACCGTTACCGGAGAACGTGTTCATAGTAATAGTAATCGTGCGACCCGAGAGAAAGTCGTTTCCGGTAAACATACCGTCGGCATATCCGCGGTTATCGTCCTGATTACGAATAGTAGGTAGAGACTCGAGACCGTCTACCGCAAGAATCTGGAAAGGCGAACCAGCTCCGCCGAATACGAAACCGTTAAAGGCGAAGGAATAGTAATTAAGCGAGGTAACGGTAGCCATTATCCAGCCTTCCCTGCGTTAAGTTTAGCGGCGATTCCTTGAGCGACTCCGTAGGTAAGAACGCCGTAGGTAGCCGTAGCGATATCCGAAGCCGAGACCGGAGTAGATATATAGTTATTTTGAGTATAAGCAACCGCTGGTCCCGTAGTAGCCGTAGAGGTAGGTAGAGACGAGCTTCCCGAGATATACGGAGTAGCAACGGATCCTGCCATAGCCGCCGCTCCGAGACCGACTCCCGCGCTATTAACCTTAGCCATAGAAGTAGCTACCGACTCGAGCTTCGTCTGTAGGTCGTTTAGCTTAGTCATAGTCGAATCGTGAAGAGCGGTAGCCGCTTGGTCGAACGACTGCTGAGAGGCGTCTAGCGAGTCCTGTAAGGTCGTCTGAGCCTTCGCTACGGCGTCGTCGTATGCTTGCTTATTCTTATTAAGAACGTCGTTAAAAGAGTCCGCCTGAGCCGCTAAAGAGGTATTTAAGTCAGCCGTAACCTTGTTATATTGGTCGACTAGAGCTTGCGTAGCGAGTTGCCCGCCTTGATTCATCTGGTCGGCTAAAGCGTTAAGACCCGTCGTAGACGTATCCTGAACCTGTTGGAAAAGGTTTTGGATTTGCGCCGTAGTTCCGGGTTGCGCGTTAATAAGGCTCTGCGCCATTTGGTCGCCCATAAGTGGACCTTGCGCGACGACCTGCTGGATAAAGTTCTGCGAATATCCGAGACCCGCGAGCTTAGAAGCGTCCGCGGCGAGTTTCTGCATAGCTGCTAACTGGTCTTTTAAGGATCCGATTAAGCCGCTAGTAGTACCCGAGCTAAAGAACGACTTACCGAGGTCTATCTTCGTTACGTTAGCGAATTCGTTAGTAAGGAGCGCTTCCGACTGCTGAACGATAGCTAACTGCTTATCCGCCGCCGATTGTTGTAGTTTAGCGATAGCGTCGTTATTAGCCGTAGCCGCCGCGAGGTTAGCCTCGTTTAGTCGCTTTTGAGAGTCCGCTACCGACTGGTTAAAGGTGAGGTTAGCCTTAGCTATAGCGTCGTTATGCGTCTGTTGTAGCTTCTGGTAGGCGACCGCGTAATCCCGAAGGTCGACGTTCATTTGGTCGTAAATAGATTTAACTTGCTTCTGGTCAGCCGCTAATTCCGCTACCTGCTTCTTAACGAGAGCCGCCGCCTCAGTAGCCGACTTCTTAGCCGCCGCGAGCGCCGCTTTACTAACGTCTCCACCGGGAATCGAGCCAGAGATATCGGTAGCTCCTCCGGCGCTAGCTCCGCCGAGCGTCTTAGATCCCCCGAATAGGTCAGGTAGAGATATCTTCTTATTAGCGAGGCTATCGAGGTTATTACTAAAATTACCAATATCCTTAGCCGCCCCGTTTACGGCGTCCGCGATTCCCTTAAAGTGACTTCCGATAAAAGGAAGGTGCGTAGCGGCTTCGATTACTTTACCGATAGCGCCTACTAAATAGCCGAACGCCTTAATAATAATTTCGATACCCGCGGTTACGGCTTTACGGAACGTCTCGGAGTGATTCCATAGGATAACGAAACCTGCCGCTAGAGCCGCGACCGCTAATACTACGAGACCGATAGGGTTCGCTTCCATAACGGCGTTAAGAGCCGCTTGCGCTACTGCCATAGACTTAGTTACTTCGGTTCCCGCGGCGGTAGCGAAGGTAAGAGCGATTTGCGCGGTTTCCATACCCTTAGTAACGGCAATCCACGCAATTTGAGCCGCCTTAAATACGTTAAGGGCAATTTCGTAAGTCTTAAAGGCTACGAAAGTAGCGGCAAGAATAGCCGCGAAATACTCGAAGGCGGCGGCGTTCTGCTTAATAAAGTTACCGATAGGTTCGAGCGCCTTTACGACGTCCATAAAAATAGAGATAAGTTTAGAGATTATTGGGAATACGACGTTACCGATATTAACTGCCATTTCGTTAAACTTCTCTTTAAGAGCGGCAATCTCTCCGGCGAAAGTATGCGTATAGGCAACCGCCTGTCCGCCAATCTTCGCGTTTAATTCGTCCATAGCCTTAGCGATAGCTACGTTCTTCGGAAGGTTCGTATCGAGCGTAATACCTAATTCCTTAAACGCCTTTACCGAGCCTTGCGTTCCGCGAGCGAGGGTGGTAGCCGCGGTATTTAGATCCTCATGCTTATATCGAGCGAGGTCTGCCGCCATAGACATTAGCTTCGTCGATTCGCTAACCGAACCCGTAGCGGTAATTAACGTACCCATAGCTTGCGCCGCTTGCGCGTGGGTAAAGCCAAGAGAGGCGTAGGATTTAACGCTTTCGTCGACCTTAGCCTTATTCGCCGCGGTAGCTACTCCGGCGTTATTCATAGCCGTTTCTAAACGACCCTGCTCTACCTGCGCGTCTTGTACCGCGAGGTTCATCTCGCTAAGAGTCTTTTCTAGACCCATGACGCCTTGCGTTAAGAGGTTTCCGCCGAATACCCCGAGCATTAAGTCTTTTAATTTACCGAGTCCTAGACCCGTCTTTTCCGCCTCGGCGGTAATAGATTTTAGTCCTTCGGTCGCCTTAGAAACGCCGGCGGATACTCCGCTTGTATCAACGGTTACCGATATCTGTAGACCGGGGATCTCTCCTGCCATGCTTATCCCCTAATCGCCGAAGTAATAGCTATTACCGCTAACTGTTCTGCTCTTCTCGATTGGATAATCGAGTTACGCGCAGGAGTCATATAAGGGTATTTTACATCAGAACCCCACTTAGGGGAGCCTTCTTCTAGGACGCGAGAATAAACCGCTCCGGAATCGACTCCTCCGACGTAAGTACCGAATCCGATTCTTACTGCGGGTTGTGCGCGGATATTGTTAATTAAGTTTCCGGTAACGACCTGCGGACCAGTAGTTATCTCTTTACGACGCGTTCCGATAGGGTGCTTTGCTTCCGAGGCGTTAGCCGTAGCTAATCGGTCGAGTTCGGCGGAAATATAGTTAACCGCGGTATTAGCGCCCGAGTCGATACGGACTAAAAGACGGTCGAGAGCGGCTTCTACCTCGGGTAAGTTATCGCTCATTTACGGCTCTCTATCTGCTCTAATTTAACTTCCTCTATGATATCGGCTATAGAGAGAAGCCAATCGGCTCTAGCGGCAGGAAGGTTATCTACCTGCTCGGGAGTCCACCCGAAGCGATCCGCAAACTTAAAGTAAATCCACTCCTCGTCGGGATACTTAAATCCGTCGGTTCGTAGACCTCCTTTAAGAACCCACTTTAAGCGTTCGAGTTGTCTAAAGGGCTATCGGCGTCAGCCTTATTCTCTTCGGTATCTTGTACGCGAGGGAATAGGTAATCGCTCGAGGATTGCGTCGCCTTAACGAGAGCGTCGTAGTCACCGGGAGTTAGTTCGTCGAGAGACTCAATCTTTACCGACGGAATAATTAGGTCGAAAGACCAGTCCTCAATCATTACGGCGATAAGAGCGTCACCAAGAGCGAGCGCCTTAGATAGTTCGCCAGACTCGGACTCGCTAGCGCGGACTACACGCTTACGGTCTTTATATCTAATTGACGAAGGGTCGCGTAGGGTTACGGTAGCTCCGGAAGGTAGTGTGATTTTATTTGCCATTTTTGCCTCCTGTAGTTGTGCCTCGTTTATCTTAGTATAAAAGGGCAGTAGGGGTACGGGATCTAACGAGGCGGAAAGATCGACCTGCTACCCCTACTGCGTTCTAGATTAGACGACTGCGGTTGTTACGGCGTTCTTAACGACCCACTTAATAGGTGAGTATCCGACCGAACCGGCGTCTGTGAGGTTACCCTGAGCGTTAATGTCTACGAGAACCTCTACGAAATCCTTTGAGCGCTCGATAACTGCGAGGGTATAAGCACCCTTAGTCATAGTCGCTTGGATTTGCGTAGCAGAAGCACCCGAGCCTTGCGCCCAGTTAAAGACTAGGGCAGGTTGGGTGTTAGTCAGGTAGTTAGTAAGCTGAGTATCGTTCTCCATAAGGAAAGTAATCTTGCCGGTAACTTCGGTAGCTCCGACGAATACTTGGTATGGGTTCTGGGTATTAGCGATACCCCAGATAGGTGTAACCGGACGCTTGATGTCGATATTACCGGTTGTTGAGTTAGAGATACTCGTACCTCCGACGCTTACGGTTCCGTACCAAACAGGGGTAGGGAGAATCGTTGAGAAGCTAGGGGTAGGAGTAGAGGCGGTAGCCGAGACGAATCCGGTTGCCTTTGCGTCGTACATAAGTAGACCGTCCGCATTAAACTTTAGCGAGAAGTCGTGGAATTGCATACCCGCGTAAGCGCGTACCGCGGCGCTATAGAAGTCGGTAATAGTAAAGGCAGAAGGCTGAGCGTCTGCGGCGGCGGTAGCCGAGTTCTTTACCGCAATAGTATGGGTATAAGGAGCCGAAGAGCCGGTAACGACGTCTTCACCGAGGACACCCGCGATAGCGTAAAGGATAGTATCCGCGAACGCCGCTCCGCTAAAGTCAAAAGTAGAGTTAGCGCGACCCTGAATATAGTTGTAGTTCTTTACGAGAGATCCGCGTAGACCTTCGTCGTAGAGTGGTCCGTAGATATCCTGAGGCTTAACCGAGTTAGCGATTACCGGAATATAGACGGTAGGAGTTACAGGTGTGCCTTTAGTAGTTTCCTTAGCGAGACCTATATAACTACGGGCTGTGTTTTGTACGGACACTTACTCACGCTCCTTGCGTTGTGTCAGACGGTGCTGACGGTGTTGGTGTTACGGGTACTTTTTTAGCTGACGCGGCGATTACGTCAGCGGCGACGAAATCAGCGGGTGCGTCAAAAGTGTCTCCGGGCTTAACAGTTAATACAAGCGTAGGAAATTCACGCTCGCTAGAGCCGGTATATTGGAACGTTGCCATATCTCTCCTATGCCTGAATCATCTGCGTCACGTCGAATCGGATCTCTGCCCACGTTTCCGTAGCGCCGTTATCCGAGGTAACAGGCTCGCCGTAGAAGGTATCTATCGCCGGTTCTGCACCTTGCCAAACGTAGTTTCCGGTCGTATCGCCGAATCTATGGTCAGCTCGAAGCGTTGTCTTGATGTTGTCGATAAGTGTATCAAAATCAGCCATAGCGTTTTCCGCTAGATTTTGCAAGGAGTGGTGAAAGACCTGTAGGACTACCGTATAGTCGACGCGCTTCCAGCCGTTCGTAGCGCCACCGATAGCTAAACGAGTTTCGCGTTCTCCCTGAATAAAGATTACGACGGCGGATCGAGACATCTGTCCCGCGGTCGAGTTTAGCTGGAAATTTATACGCTTTGGAAACGAGGTAAAGATTTGATTTAAGGTCGGGATATTCGCGCCCGTAAGGTACGAGTAAAGAGTCGACCGAAGGTTGGTACGGTTTCCTGCCGTCATTAACGCATTCTCCGGAAAGGAGCGAGAAGCTCTTTAGCGAGAGCGAGGTCGGAACCGATAATCGACTGAACCGAAGGACCACTCGTAGCGCGAGTAGTTACTCCCATAGTAAGCGAGTTATCTCCGCGAACCTTTAGGAAGTCGGTCGTAACGAGGATAGCCGCCTCTTTAATCGCCTGAGGCATATTTCCTACCGAGGCTCCTGCCGCGTGCGTATATTGGAGCGTAGTCGTAATAGGGACGGTATTAGAGCCGTAGCTATAGTTAGGGGAGACGACGACCTGCTCGGTATATTGCCCATCGTAGATATTTACGACCGTTCCGGGTGTTAGACCGATAGGGTCGACCATAGTAAAGCTAGCGGCTCCGGCGCTCGCCGAGGAGATTAAGCCGTTACAGAATCCGGCGACGTAGTTATAGCTCGTATAAATACGGGATCTAACCGAAGGAGGGAATCCGAAGGAGAGTGGTCCCTGCGAGCTATAGGTTAAGCCGAGCATAGAGAGCGGGTAGATAATCTGCGACTTCTCGAACCAGCATTGGCTAAGAGTCGAGCTAGGGACGGTAATCATATTCGTAGGGGTTACGCCGTAGGAAAGGGAATTAAGCGCGACGACGTTGTTATAGTCGGGGCTAATAATGAGGAAGCCTTCTTGCGTAATTCGCGTCCGTTGTTGTTCGGTAAAGTTTTGAGCGATAAGAGGCTGATTAACGTAAATGTCAATCCACGAAGAGGCGCGCTGGATAACTGACGCTAGCTCCGCGTCCTGCTGAGCTTGAGTACCGCCGTTTACTAGGTTCGAGTAGTCGATAGCCGTAGGAGCGTTCTTATACTCGGCAATCGTTAGATATGAACCCGATTGGAACTGTGTAATCGGTGATACTGCCGCCATGTTTAGTCTCCGTCGGTTCTAGGGGTTGCGTCGTATTCGTGTCCGCAACGTCCGCACTTACGGAACCACGAACCGAAACCGCACTCGGTACAAGTGTACCCGCGCTCGGTATCTCCTGCCGAAAATCTTGCGAGGTTCTCTTCTACGAAACCCTCTGCCTTTAACGCTCTAATATGCCCCGGGTCATTAACTGAATATAAACCTGCGCGATCCGCTTTATATCGAGCGACGCCAGCTTGCGTCTTGATATTAGTTTCTTTAACGAATCCGTCGCGTGGTACTAGTCGTGCCATGTATTACGCCTCCTTTGTATTAAGAAGGGAGAGAGCCATTACGACTCCCTCCCAACTTGTTGTGTTACTTATTATGCAGCGGTGATTCCTGAAACTACGCCATTCCATGCAGGAGCAACGCAGAAGAAGGTACCACGGAAATACGTACTGAATTCGTACGCGAACTGTGTTACAGGCCATTGTACCCCGAGATAATCCTGCACCAAGTAGTTAGACCAGACATCAGAAACCTCTGTGTCAGGAATTGGCAAGGTCCAAGAGATTACAGGTGCAACACCCTGTGGAAGCCATGGGTGAACAATCAAGTCAACAGACTTGCCGGTCACTTCATTAACGATTCCACCAACGACTGAACCGAGGACTGCGCCTGAGGTCTCGTCTTGTGTGATGTTGAGACGGTAGTTAGCGTTAGCTGAACCCTTGATAGCGTCTGACAACTGCTTGCGGTCAGAACCGTTAATCAAGATAGCGTCTGGGTCAGCCTTTACGTTGTTGTAAAGACCAGCGAATACGGTCTGGAATTCAGTACCTGGATTCGAGTTAGAGAAGGTTCCCGCAATGTTGTTGATATAACCTGAGTTAGATCCCAAAACTGTTGGAAGGATTCCGTCATAGCCTGTTGCGTAAGCAGAGGTATCAGACGAAGCGCGAGAAGCTAGAGCGCCGGAAGTTGTAAATGGAGCTTGGTTTCCGGTAGAGGAGGTTCCGGTTCCGCCGAGAGTAAAGACGGTACCAGTTGTACGACCCTGATAGTGAGCGTTAGCTACACCAGTAGTTGTACCTGCGTAGACGTTGTAACCGAGTGCGCCAGCTACTGCTGAGATAGTTACGGTAATCGCCTGTGAAGAGGTTGTTGTTGACTGAACAGAAGTTACAACAGACTCACCGAAACCGGTAGATGAGATACCAGCGTCAGCGGTTACGTAGATGTAGTAGGTGTTATCAGCGAGAGCGGTAACTGAACCTGCGGCTGAAATCTTCGCAAGAGTTACGGTTGCAGGAGCTGAAAGTGCGCCTGAGTAACCTGTAGCGGTTCCGCGACCCATCAACATCATACGCTCTTCCATAAGCATTGTTGCGTAGAGAGTAGAAGTTGAAGAGAGCTGACGGAGATCTTGGTAACCCAAGCCTGAGAAGTTAGCGTCAAATGAAACGCTATCTGACAAGCTGTATGAGTTGTATGGCAAGACTAGATCGTCTGCGGTGTAGGAAATCTTTGGACCACGCTCGAAGTTAATCGAACCGAAAGCAGTTGTGGTGCTCTCACTTACGCCAGGCCAGATGTTTCCTTGTCCGCCTGTGCCTGTACCGGTATAGCCAGTAATGCGCTTTACACGGTGGCTTGTGCCGACGCCCTTCTTGCGAGGGATACGGTTACGAAGTGGTGTAGGACGTGGTGTCAAAAGCTTTGCAGGTGCTTCAAGATCGAAAGCCGCAAAAGAAGTCGATAATGGGCTGGTGAGCGAAATATCCTTCTGGATATCTTGCATAGCGGTACGCTGAGAAGCGATTGCGTTGTTAAGACCTGCGAGAGCGTCAGGAGCGAGTGACTTGTTAGCCGCGAGAGCTTCGAGAGTCGCTACTGGGTCTGCTACCGGAGCTTGTCCGGGTACTGTAGAAGCGTTGGAGAGCGCCTTGCCGAGTTCGGTGGCGTATTCGTCCATGCGCTTTGCCGCCTTCTTAGGTGACTCTACGTCACTAAAAAGGTCAGTCGCCTTAGGAGCGTTCAATGACATTTTTTACCTTTCAGTAAAGAGGTGGGTTTATTCTTCGTCAGTAGCTTGTCCGGCTTTAGCGAGAAATTCCTTCTCGAGAGCCTTATAGCCTTTAACGAGGATTGGGTCGGTTGTAGCTTGTGCCTTTAGGCGGTATTCCGCCGCTTTAGACAGTAGCTCGTTGTTATCGACAAGAGGCGCACGACCAGTCCGCTTAGGACCACCGACGACTACTGCCGACTTTGCTGCTACGAGTTCTGATTCAAGAGCTACCGCCTTCTCTTCCGCCGCCTTAGTTGCCGCGTGAAGTTCTGCGATCTCAGCCTTGACCGATTCAGTCGCACTCTTTACAGCTTTCTCTACGATAGCGGAGACCGCTTTTTCGTCGAGAATATCTTTTAGCTCTTCCTTAGCTTCGGCTACGAGGTGTTCGACCTCGGCTTCGATAGCGTGAGCTTCTTCCTTAACTTCCTCTACGACGGTCTCGGTAGGAGCGTCGGTGGCGGGAGCTTCTTCGCCTTCGGCAGACTTGATATTTCCGTCTGTATTAAGAGAAGCCGCGGTAGAAACGTTAGCGGTCGTCGAGATACCGCCGTTATTTCCGGCAATCTGAACGGTAGCTAGTCCGTGGTCTTGTCCTACTAAGCCGCAACCGCACTCGAGGCACTTAGAAACTGACTTAGCCGCCATGCACTTAACGCAAGGAGACTTATCGCAACCGCCGTCTTTAGCGCAAGCGGCGCAACCGTCGCAGTCGCAATCCTCCGAAGCGTCCTTAGAAGCGGAGAGTTGGAGCATATCGGCGTCGGTAGAAATCGCTTCGCCTTCTTCGACTTCGCCTTCGTACCAGTTAAAGAGGTGCTTAAGAGCGGCGATAAGAGTTTCGATATCGTCGCGTTCGTCCGAGCCTTCTGCCATTTCGCCGGCTTCGACGATAATAAGGTTAGCGAGCGCCTTACGAGCGGTATCGTACGCGGCTTGGTCAAACTTAACCTTATCGCCGTTTACTGCCTTCTCGTACATTTCGATAATAGTGTCGATTACAGGTGATTTCTTCACGTTCCAGTCCTCCGGTAGTTGGTCGACCGCACCTAGAGCGCGAGCGCGACGGATAATATGCTTCTTAGTAGCGGCGGGATCCTTAGCACGTCCGAACGCCTGAATAGCGTTCTTAAGGTCTGCCACAGTTTTAATAGGGTACGAGCCGTCCGGCATAGCTTGTCCGGCGCTCGCGGCGTCCTCGCGTTCTGATTGTGAAAATTCGCGCTTTTCGATTAAATCTTCGACCTGAGTTAAAGTCGATTCTCCGCCGACGCTCTTAGCGAGTACGAGCTGGCAGGTAGGGTTAGCAGGACGGTCTACGAGAGAGACTTCTACGATTTGTCCGTCGATAATACGACCGTTAGCCGCCTTCTCGTCACGAACGACGCGTGGACCTTTAATACCTATAGAGAATCCTTTAAGAACCTTCGCCTCGACCTTCTTAACAGAAGTAGGATCGACGACGTGAGCAGTAACGTAAAAACCGTCGCTCTTAGTATCGAGTTCCGTCGCAACGCCCGCGGCGATAGAGGAGTGTTGTTCACGGATATTTCCTCCTGACTTAAACCACTCTGGCATAGCCTTCGATAGCCAGTCGTTATCGCAAATCTGCTGGTCGATATCTAAGTCGTCGCTCGTAGCTTTTCCGTAGACGGTAATAGTGCCGTCGTCGTTCTTGTCGTACTTAATAATCTCGGCATACGAGGTTGCGAAGTCTTGCGCCATATTTGCTTTCTCCTTGTTAAGTTTAGAAGCGACACTTTCAGCCCAAGACTTTCCAGCGTCACCACCCCAAGCGTCCCAAGCTACGCGCCCGGGTGAAGGGAATCCTTTTTCGCCCTGATTAAATCCCTCTGCCTTTTTATCTACTTCATGACGAGCGAAGAAGCTCACCATACGCATAATGGTATCGCGTGATATTCCTTCGCGTCTCGAAAGTTGTCCCGCTCTCGTACGACCTGCGCTAGTAAATCCGTCTCCGGCTTTACCGTCCGCGATCCAACCGAGTGCGCGTTTAGCGGCGCTCGCTACCGACGCGGGAGGCGTAAAGGTTTCCGACATATTTAGTTATTAGGCAGAGTAGATAACGGATACTGCGCCGGTTGCCGTTCCTGCCGCGGATACCGCGTAAAGGGAGTCGTTACCGTGAAGCCAAATTTGTACGGTTCCGTTAGCCGCTAGGTTCTGTCCGCCGTTAATACCTACGGTATTAGTAACCGCAGAATCACCTAAGAAAACAGCCGCGCTATCGCGGTTATTTACTTGTACCGCTACATAACCGACGCCATTAGGCATAGTTACGAGAAGGGTTGGAGTAGTACCTACCGTGATATTTGTATGATTTAGCGCCATAGGATTTCCTTATCTGCGTTTAGAGTTAGATTGTAGAGGTTTTACGTTACTTACGCTTGGCGGTGCGAAGGTTGCGTAACTATCACCTTCGCCGTCGTCGGTATTTGCGTTATCGGTAAATCCTTGCGAAGCTCCGATAATTCCGCCAAGAGTCATATCGGAAGGAGCGCTCTGCTCGGTATACGTCTGTAGAGAATCTAAGGTTACGGAGTCAGGGACAACGGGTAAGACTTTACAGACGCAATTAGGGTGCGCCGGAGGTTGTAAGTCTCCCGAAGGAAACTCCTGACCCATTTCGACGATTTCGCCGTCGTTATCTACGCAGTCGCAGTTAACGGGATCTGTAGCCGACCACTCCCATTGGCTAATTCCCATAGCGTTATAAGTATCCGCCGCCGCCGCGTTAGAAGCTCGAGAGCCTTCGGTACGAGCGATTACGAGAGCGCGAGGAGTAGAGCCGAGAGCGTCGTTAATCATTCCCGCGATTTGCTTAGACGAAGCTCCGATAGCGATACCGTTAGCTAGCTGAGTACCGAGTAAGTCGTAGCTCGTTTGGTTAATCGAGTTAATAACGATATCCGCTCTATCTAGTAGTCCTTTTAGCCCGCCGCTAGGAGCGATAAGAGCCGAAGCCGCTCGGTTTCCGGGTTGCCAGTTATCCCAGTTAATCGAGAGGTTAGACTTCTTACGAGCCTTTACGGTTCGGTAGACGTAATCTTCGGCGCTCGCCTGTCCGGTCGAATACATTTCGGCGTAAAGGCGCGAAAGGATATTTTTAAGAGTCTTACTATCCGTCTTTACCGCGTGGATAGCCCAAGCTCTAGCTCGAGCGCGGTCGTAGGAGATAAACTCCGTAACGATAGGGTGAGTCTGTAGGTAGTCTCGTACGATAGCCGTCGAGTCGACGCTCTGGACTAAAGCGGCGCGTATCTTTATCGCGTGTTTAGCCGCAATCCTCTCGCCTACTAAATCGGCTCCCCACTTCACGCCGTATAAGCCTTCGCTAACGATTTCATAGTCTCGATATCACCGTCGAAATAGCACCGGTTAAGAGCGTCTCCGACTATCGGATCTAGATACTTAAACTCGAATTGGCGAGCGCGCTTACCCTTACTCGACCACTTCATAAAGGCTTTAACCTCGTTAGCGGCTTCCTTAGCGTTATCGGGAGTACCGAGCCAGACGGGTACTTGCTCCATACCTAAGAGCCACATAGCGAAGAGGCGGTGGTGACCGTCGATAATAATTTGCTTCTCGCCGTCGTCGTATACGAGAGGATAGCCGCGATAAGGAGTTAGGGCTTGTCCCATAGACTCGATATGGTCGGCGACGTTAGAGCGGTCGAGAGCGGTATCGGTTCCGTAAAGGTCTTTTACGTTTACGAGCGTTAACTGCGCCTTAGACCATACGTCGGGGTCGACGGGATAGTTACCGTTCTCGGTCTCGACGATAGACCACGGGCTAGATACGGAGTCCGCGAGAGCTTCGGGGTTATCCGATACGGGGTGGTCTCCTGCCGCGTTAGGGAGGATATGGAGCTTCGAGAGAGCGTCCTTAACTTCCGCCTTAGACGGGACTCCCGCTTTCGAGGCGTCATTAGGTAAAGGGTTAGTCTCGCTAGGTAAAGGCTTAGCTTCTTCCGCAGGGTGGTCGGTCGAATCCGGAGAAGTAGGAGCTATCGGATCGGTTTCGCTATCGACGCTTTCCGGCGCTCCGGTAGAAGAAGTCGCGTTAATAATTCCGTCGGGGCTAAAGATAAAGACTCCGTTACCCGCTACGAGGATAGGTTGGTCGGCGGCTGGCGTATCAAGAAGCGGTAGACCGAGTTCGCTACGGCGCTCGTTAATCGTCTTAGTCGCTCCGCGTAGTTCGAGGTCTGCCTTCTTAGCCGCGGTTTCGTTATCGCGGATTTCGTCGACCATAAACTTAAACTCTAGCTCGCGTGGCATACCGAGATAGGTATAAGAGATATTCGTTAGCATTTTAGAAATCCACTGAGCGAGAGGAGCTACGCCGATAGATTGCGCCGCTTCCGCTTCGCCTTGCTGGTGACCCGAGGCTCCGAGTCCACCCTTAGAAGAGAATCCGATTTCGGTAGGAAGAACGCCGAAATGACCGGTAATCGACTCGAGTAGGTAGTGGTCGAGCGTATCCTTAAACTTCTCTCCGTAGCCTTCGTACATTTGAGGCTTAAGACCCGCAGGGAGAATAAGAGCGCGCTTACGTTGCTCGGTCTGTCCTGCGAGGTTATCGTTAATAATCGCCTCGTATTGCTTCATAACGAGCGGATCGTTACCGAAGTCTGCGTCAGAAGTTAACATCATCTCAGGAGCTACGCCGTCGGTATATTCGGCGCGAAGCCATTGTTGACGACGAAGGTAAAGGTCGGCGATAGGTAGGCAACGCTCGACCGGAGACGAACCGTAGACCGAGTTAGCGCGGCGGTTTCGTACGAAATAGCTTAGGTCGTCAGCGGTAAATTCGCCGTCTGCCTGAGGGTCGTCCGAGTTAGCTTGGAATTCGACGCGAGGGAATCCATAGAGGATTTGCTGGTACGCCGCTTGCGGAGGCATAGGACGCATACCGCGTTCGTCGAGCATAGGCTTAATAGTCGAGCCGTCAAGAATTTGGAATCCGTATAAGTCTCCGCCGACGGTCTTTTGAGGCCAGATAGCCCACGCGTCGAGTACGAGGATTTCCTCGAGAGACATCATCATCCAGTCAATAAAAGTTAAACCGTTAGCGCGGTCTGGGTTCTCCCAGAATTTACGAAGTCGGTAAATCTCGTCGGAGAATTTATCTCGTGCGACGGACATAGCGCGAACGTGGTCTCCGCCAATTTCGGCGATAATCTTTTCCGAAGCGTCCTCGGCGATTACGATATCCCAATCGAGTCCGGAGATTTTCGCCTTTAATACTTCGATACAACGACGGACGATATCTATTTGCTCTGCGGCTCCGCGAAGCGTCTTAAACTGTACGAGCTTCTGCTCGCTTCCGATATTAAGGTTCTGCGCTACTTGGTATTCGTAGCGGCGTGGATCGGGACGACCGTCAGGACGAAGAGGGTTAATAGCGCCCGGAAGGATAGGCATACCCGGACCAAAGGGAACGCCCGCCATAAGAGGGTTACGAGGTAGAGGGACTTGCTGACCGTATACGTTTCGGTTCTGTTGCGCCGAAGTCTGCATTTCGGTTTCCGTCATAGTTACCGTTCCTGCGGGTAAGTTAGACGGAGCTTTATTTATATTATCTGCTACTGCTTTAGCGAAACGGTCGAATAGACCCACGGTTTCTCCTTAGGTAATGCCCCTCGTAATTAGGCAGTAGTAATGATAGCGTGATTACACCGCGGGCATAATTTAGTTCCGCGTTGTAAAGGTAATCTACACGACGGGCAGAAATCCGCAAGTAACGAAAGAGAACGCATAGCGACGGAGCCGCCCATTAACTCGGTTATCGCCCAGACCATAGCGTCCATGCGGTCAGGCGAAGTATTCGATTCCGGTTGCCACGAGACTAACTCATCTTCGAGTTTCGGAAATCCTCCGACCATGTGTAAGCGCTTCTGCTCGCTAAGAGCCGAGACGGGTTCGGCGCGAACCTTCTTACCTCGGGACGCCGTTACCTTTCGATACGGAATACTTGAGTCGACTTGGCGCAAGACTGCTTCAACCATATCTCCGCCGTTATTAACTTCGGCGACGATTCGATCGCACTTCCACTTCCGGTATAGCTCGACGGCTTTACGCGCCCATAGCTCCGGAGAGCCTTTCATAGTCGCGTCCTCGAGAACGTAGTAGTGACCGTCAGGCGTAGCGCCCGCGACGATAATTCCGGTTTCGTCTGACGATTCCCCGCTCGTTACGGCAGGGTCGAGAGCGACGACGATTCGATAGTAAGGCGGAGCGTCCTCGGGACGGATACGAGCTTCCTCGATTAAGGCTCGAGTCCATAGAGCGCCTTCGGTATCTTCGAGGACTTCTCCGTATAGCTCCTGCCGACCTAAACGAGTTCCGTCGTAGCGAGCCTTTAGTTCTAAGAGCGCTTGCGGAGCGAGGTTAGCGACGTTATCGAAGGTAGAGCCTCGAACGACTTTAACGGTTCCGTCGGTTCTCCCCGATAGGTTACGGATAAGCGGGATAGGTCGAGGCGTCGTCGTAATAATCGTTCTCGGGTGGTCGCCGAGACGTAAACCGAATTGGAGCTGGTCCCACGTATCCGGATAGCGCCACGCGGCTAATTCGTCGCACCAAGCGCCGTGGTGTTGAGGTCCACGAAGGCGGTCGGGTTCGTCGGCGGAGAAGAGCTTTATCCGCGATCCGTTAGAGAGCGTAATCTGACCCTGAGAGCGGTTATAGTCGGCGAGCGCCCCGTAGCTACGGAGGATATTTATAATTCCGGACTCACCTTCGGCGCAGACGTCTCGAACGTCGCTAAAGGTCGGAGCGACGATAGCCCAACGGGTGTTATTCCTCGATAGAGCTTCCCACGCTAGCCACTCGGCGGCGGTACGAGTCTTACCCGCTCCGCGACCCGCTAGATAGAGATAGATAGACCAATCTTCGTCATCACTCGGTAATTGCTCGGGTCTCGCTAGATCCGTCTCCCACGCTATCCGACGATTCTCGTACCGCTCGTATAGTTTGGATAATCTCGCGTGTTCTCTCTCGTAGAAGGTTTCCGTCATATTGGGTCACCTCCGTCTCGGTCTTAATAGGCGCGTCTAGTCCGTAGAGCTTCGAGTCGCGTTCGAGGATTCGTAGCATACGGTCGATAGCTTGTAAGTCTCCGGCGAGAACCTTATTCCATATCGCCGATAACGCCGTCTCGAGTCTCGCTCTATGAAGCGCTCTTCCCTCGTTCGCTAGGGTTTCGTCCTTAATCCTATCCATAGCCCGCTTAAACGCCGCGTGAGCGCCGGAGGGATAGGCGTAACCTAAGCGAGTCGCTATCTGGTCAAAAGTTAATCCCGCTTGACGGTAGCGAAGGACTTGTCGCTCCTTCTCGATTAGCTCGGCGTCGAGGGTAATTACTTCGGGTTCGCTCATGATTACATTGTAACCTTACGGAGTATCGAGTCTCGAATAGTCTCGGCTATCGCTTTAGCCATAAGAGGAGGGACGCTTCGACCGATTCTCTCCCACCGTTGCGCGAAAGTACCCGTTAGCTCGAAGTCGTCGGGGAAACTAGAGACGCGGCGTAATTCCTTAAGGTTAAACTTCCGCTTCTCGTACGGGTGGGTAATAGAAGCGAGTCCTACGTTTCCTCCCGAGGCGGTAATAGTCCCGATAGGCTTATAAGCGTAAGGTTTAACGAGCTGAAAGTATTTCTCGCTCTGTCCGCCTTCCTTTAGGTTCTCCCACTCTTTCCCGACGGCGTTACCGAGAGCTATCGAGTATCCGGTCTCGGGGTCGATAAACGGATCCTCGGGCTTATCTAGGGTAGCTACGGCGTCGTTATAGGAGTAGCGATAGGTAAAGGGTTTAGGAAACTCAGGCTTTACGCCGAATTTCTCTACGAGGTCGTTACGGACGCCGATAAGGATTAGGCGCTGACGGGCTTGCGGGACTCCGAGATAGCTCGCGTCGAGGATTTTAGCCTCTACGGTATATCCGGCGGCTTTTAGCTCCTTAAGGATTAGCTTAAAGTAGCCGATAGCCTTTCCCTTAACTAAGCCGGTCACGTTCTCGGCGATAAAGACCTTAGGTTGTAATCCTTCTACTAGGCGCGAATACTCGAAGAAGAGGTCGTCCGCCTGTTGCTCGCTATCGGAATACTTCTTAACCTTCCCCCACGCCTTCTCGCGTACGCCAGCGGTAGAAAAGCTCGAGCAGGGAGGAGAACCCTCGAATAAGTCTAGCTCTCCCTTTTCTAGCCCTAGAGTCTTAAGGATTTCTTCCGCCGTAATCTGACGAATATCGTCCTCGGTAAGAATAACTCCTGGGTGATTAGCTCTATAGGTATTACGAGCTTCGGCGATAAATTCATTAGCCCAGAGAAGATTAAAACCTGCCATCTCAAAGCCTAAGCACGATCCGCCGCACCCCGAGAAGGTCGAGACCATAGTAAAGCCGTTAGAGCCTTTTACCTTAGCGATTTCCGCCATAGAGGGAACCGAGTACGTCACTCCTTAACTCCGAACCAACCCGAGAAGTTAAGGTGACGCCAATACGAATCGACGTGGCTAAATCCGGCGCGCTCGAGTAAATCGACGTTCCACTCCGAGGTAACGGGAACGAGGACTCCTTCTAGGCTTCGGCGCTTAGCCGTTATCTGCTCCTGCGTATATCCGTTCTCGCCTTTACGGTCGAGATAGGTATTAACGAGTAATTCGTCGGCGTAGGAGTCGGCTCCGAGGATTTTCTCGACGAAGAGGAATACTCCACCCTCGACGGTATTCTTAAAGACGTTAGCGATAATCTTCTGCCGGTACTCGATAGGTACGAATTGCAGGGTAAGAATCGAGAGAGTAACCGAGGCGCGAGCTTTCGGGTATTCGTCTCGTAAGTCTAAGTTCTGGATATCTGCCTCGGGTATTTTTACCTTAGCGACTTCTATCATAGGCTCGGAGACTTCTACTCCGATATAGCTATTAGCTTTACCGAGAACGTCGATAATCGGCTTTAATCCGGTTCCGCGAGAACACCCTAAATCGACTATCGAGGTTCCGGGTTGCGCGAAGCGTAAAGCGAGTTCGGTCGTATTACGGCGCATACCGAAATAGTCGGGAATCGAGCGCTCGAGCATTTCGTCAAATACGTCGGTTACTTCGTCGTTAAACTTCCACTTATCGCCGGCGACGATATTATCGCGGAAGGTCACTTAGAGGATCCGTTCCACTCGTAGCCGCACTTCGGGCAAGCGTGAGAGGTAGCCATAGTTTCGTCGTAGCTCTTAAAATCCTCGATAGGTTCTTCCTCGGTATCGAGCTTAGGAAGGTTAAAGCCTAAATCCTCGACGTTAAGGGTTTCCTCGAGTTCGAACAGTTGTTCGGATAGTCTCTCTAAATCCCACTCGGCGAGTTCGGCGGAGCGGTTATCAGCGAGCGCGTAGGCGCGGATAGTCTCTTCGTCCCAATCCTTCGGAGTCTCGACTACGGTAATTTCTTTCCAACCGAGATACTGCGCGGCTTGTAGCGTTCCGTTACCCGCGATAACGATATCGCCTGATATCACTATCGGTTTACGTTGCCCGAAGCGCTTAAGAGACTCGGCGATAACGCTTATATTCTTCTCGTTATGCTTCCGAGCGTTCTTAGGGTCAGACCGTAAGCTCTCGATTCGTACGAGCTTGCTCTGCATTTTTAGCCTCTATCCTCGCGTCTAGTAAATCATCTAAGCTCTCTAGAAGAATCTGCTTCCTCTGCCGAGTCATACGGTTACCGAATACGTCTACTTTTAACATCATAGAAATATGTCGGATAGCTTCGTCGATATCGGCGAGAGTTATATCTTCTTCTATCGTAAACATAGAGACATTTTATCGTTGCTTACGCGCCTCGCGTTTAGCTCTATAGTCTCTAACTTCCTCGGCGATATAGAAAACCGCTTTACCCTCGCGTTTCTTCCACTTAATAGATCCGCGGTGTTGTAGTTGCCGAAGGTTATTCATATTTACCCCGAGGAATTCGGCGGTAGTAGCGCAGTCCCAGAATTCTTCTACCACGGAGCTTCCTCCGAGTGAACGCTAGCGACGTGCGGAGCCTGATTCTTAGGAGAACGCGGAACGATACCGAAGCTCTTTCCGGTTACTTCGAGAGAAGTCTTTTCTACGCCGTCCTTAGTCGTATAGGTCGATTGCTTAAGAATTCCGTTAAGAAGGATACGGTCGCCTTTCTTAAGGCTATCCATAACGAGGTCTGACTTAGAATTCCAGAACGCGACTCGAAGCCATACGGTCTCGCCTTCGCCCTTAGCCTTGCTATACGGGGTATACGCGAGAGAGAAAGTAGCTAGCGATTCGTCTTTCGCAAACTTTAGCTCGGGATCGGTTCCGAGATTGCCTTCTACGATAATTTCCATTTATTCCGCCTCCATAAGTAATTTAACCGAACCGTCGTTTAATAGTAATACTTGCGTCCCGTCGGGTCGAGTAAAAGGATATTCGTCCGGTTCGCTCCAACTCGGACACATATAGCCTTTAGTCTCTGCCGCCTTCGGGTTTAGGTGAACACTATCACTAGATAGATTATGGCACGAGTGGTGAATCCGAATTAAGTTCGAGGCGGAATCTTTCCCGCCCCGAGACTTAAGTTTCCGGTGGTGAAGCGCCATAGACTCCGTAGCGGGTAAACCGCAGATTTCGCAGTAATACCCGGCACGTCCCTCGACTAGCTCTACGAGCGCCTTATCCACCGAACCTCGTTAATACCACGCGTTCCCGCGTCGTTGTTGATTTTTCCAGAACGTCCATGCTTTACAGGGAGTTCCATAGCGAACCGTAATATATCTTAATCCCGCGTTAATCTGCATAAGCGGATCCTTAGGACGGACGGGGTAGTGGTAATGCTCCCACGTCGCGTTAAGGAATTGCGGAATCCCGAAGGCGGTCGAAGTCGGGGATTTAGCCGAAGCGTTCCAATGACTCTCAGACGTCCAAAGGAGGTCGAGGCAAGCGAATTGCCGAGGGTTAGCCACGAGGAGTTTCGCGTACGCCTTAGGGTTATGAGCGAGATTAACCTTAGGAGCGTTCGCCGCCTGAGCCGTTGCCGACTGAAAAGACCCAACCAATAAGGCGACTACGAGGGTCTTTCGGATAAGCGCTATAGGAGCGCCTTACCCCGTTTCGTACAGACTTCGCAAGCGTTACCGGCATAGAGCCACTCGCCACACTTACAGCGAGCTACCTTCTTATCTTCGATTTCTAGGCTATTCATTTTCGCTCCTTTCGGGAGATAGGGAATAGTTAGGTAATAGTTTAGACCTTAGCCCCGCCGAAAGGTTGCGGGGCTGAGGCGGGTCGCAGGTCTAGCTACGAGTGATTAGGGGGTCTCGTATTCGGGCTAGCCTTAGCGCTTCCGAAGCGCTTTAACGACTATTCAGTAACGCTCGGATCCTTAAACTGCTTAAACGCCATTTCTCCCGCGGCTCCCATAAAGGTAAGCGTACGAGTCTTATCGCCTCCGTGGTCGCGGAATTTATCCCACGCGTGAACGGCTTCGATAGCGGTATCGTAGTGAAAGTCGTACTCATCTACTCCGTTAACGACTAGGTGAATTCGATACTGGCAAGTCTTAGTCCTCATCTAAAATCTCCTCTACTCCTTCGATATAGCCTCTTAGGTGTTCGTCTAGGTTAGTCATTACCGCCCAGATAAGCTCTAGGTTCTTAGAGCGGCGAGCTTTACGGAGATTTTTCTCCATAAGTTTTAACGCCCGATAGATAGTCGCCTCGTTCTCTTTCCGGAGAATTTTATCGACGCTCTCGATAATTTCGTAGATATCTTTTTCCTTGCGCTTAAATACGGTCATAGCCCGTCCTTATATTCTCTTCGCGGTTACGTTCGTAGGAGTAAAGCGACTCCGAAGCCGGAGTAAAGCAACAAGGAGTAACGATTTCCCCGTCGTCATTTTTTAACATATCTCGGACGTACCACTCGTTCTGTCCGTTATCGCAAGATCCGCAGTAAAGAAGCTCGGAGTTGCCGAAGTCGAGTAGCTCGTATTCGCTAGCGGTAGCTTTTCTCATTTCGAGTAAATCAACTCCTTACAGAATTCGCTCATCTTCTCGACCTTTACCTTACAAGGCTTAGGAGTAAGAGCGTCGTTTATATAGTAGACGGATACGATTATTAGAGCCGATATAAGAATCTTCTTTAGCATTTACTTAGTCCTATTCTTAGTAGCGTTAACGAAAGTTTGACGAGCGCACCATTCGCACTCGACGATAGCGACGTCTAAATCGGGTTCGGTCGAGGAGACGATTAACTTATTCGCCCAACCTCCGCGAGATCCGCAGAACCAGCACTGTAGCTCGCTCATGCTTCGGCTCCGACCTTTAGAGCTTCTGCGGGAGTAAGAAGCGTAATCTGGTCTAAGTTAAACGAGCAGAAATGATTGTCGAACCAGATATCAACTTTTCCGAGTTTCGTATTAACCGTTTCTACTAAACCGTATTCGATACCGGCTAAAGAGCTAACGCGTACTGGGTCGCCTTCTTTAATAGTTCCGATAAAGAAATAGTTACCGCCGTTAGGGACTAACCAGAAACCGTTAGCCTGTAGGAGCTGAATAAACTTATCTTCGTAAATAAGGTCGGTATCTATTAGCTGAACGCGTACTAATCCGGAACCGAATTTAGTTACTACGGCGTTAACGTTAGCTTCCTTAGCTAGCTTACGAGCGAGTCCTACTGTAATCATTTACTACCCCTAATCTCGGGAGTCGTTCGCTCCCTGTCGAGGAATAGATTACGGTATAGATTACGGTAATACCAGTAGGGGATTTAGCTCATTTCGCGGATCCTAATATCCGCACCCGGCTCGGGGGAGTACGCCTTCGTAGCCCGTATATCGACTACCTGCGAGTCGTCTAGGTACACAATTCCTGTTAAAGCGTCTAAAACGCCTCGAATCAGCTTATCGAGGTCGGGAGGGACGGTCGGAAAGACCCGTTTAACCGTACGGGGACGGGGCATATAGAAGTCGATTTCGATAGCTATAGGCTTCTCGGACGGCTTATATCCGGCGAATTTAGCGGAAAGAGAGACGGAAGAGCGCCACGCGGCGAGCGCGGAACCCTGCGAGTGGATAACTCGCCCGTGGATTACCTTCATACTCCCTTGCGGGATAGGTACTCCGTCTACACGAAATTTAGTCACCCGATAAGGGTAACGGACTCCGCGATAACCTTATGAGCTTCTTTTAGCCCGTTGATGAGGTAAACGTCGTAGGTATCGTTACGGTCTAGCTCGATAGCTTTTACTATCCAGTTCTCGTTGTCGATCCGTACGACGTCTCCGAATTGGAGAGCCGAAGGCTTTACGAGTGTAAGCGTCATTATTAGCTCCTTAGAGAGTAATCCTTACGGTCTAAGCGTAACCGTTACGAGTAATCTTCGCAAGTGGCTTTCGTCACTATGCCCGACCGAGTAGCTTCTTAATATCCTCCGGCATAGGTACGGCTCGCGCTTTCCTCGCCTCTTCCTCTTCTAACGCCCGTCGCGCCCTCTCTCGAGCCTCGGCGTCTCGTTTACGTGCGAGGAGTAACTCCCGCTCTTTTAGCTCTTCTACGGTCAATCTACGGGGTGGTAGAGGGTCGTCTAGCCACCGCTCGGCATTTAGCCAAGTCGCGGGGTGCGGGGTAAAGGTATCTTCGCGGTTCGGATCGAGGCTAAAGCGCTCGGCTCCCGCTATAACGGCTTCGTAGTCCCTAATCTTCTCCCATGCCTTACGCGCCGCTCCCTTAGCTACCTTCCGAGGATAGACCGCCCAGAATTTATCGAACATCTGTTCGTAGTCGCCTTTAAGAGAATCGCTTATATCTAAGTTCTTCTTAGATAGTTCTTCTAAAGGAGTCAGGTTTTCCGACTCCGGTTTACCGGATTCCGGTTTACCGGCGTTCGGTAATCGTACTCCGGTAGGAATATCGTAGATATAGCTCTTCGTCTCGAAGCGACCGTCCTCGTTACGCTCTTTTACGGTCTTTAGGTAGCCGAATATCCGAAGCTCCTTAAGAGCGCCGAGAATCGCCGCACGACCTTCCTGTCCCGTTCGAGCGAGCGACTCCGCCGAGATACGCCAGTTATCCGGACGGGAAAGGATTTCTAGAAGGATTCCCCTAGCCCGATACGAAAGACGGCTATCTCGGACGACCTGATTAGATATAACGCTAAAATTACTATCGGGTCGCGGGGATCGGATAATACTCATTAGCTATTCCGCCTTATCCGTATTAACGAAGTCCTCAAAATCGAAAATCGAAAGCATTTTATTATTTAGGTCTATCTGCCATAAATTTATATCTTTAGAAGCCTTAAACCCGACGTGATTTATCTTTCCCTTTTCCCATACTCCGTACTTAATAAACCCTAACGCTTGCCAAAATTTATTCGACTCTAAATCGGTTCTACACCGGAGTCTCGCTCCGATACGCTCGAAGGTTTCGCAGAAATCCCTAACTACGGCAATTAAAGCTGACCCGTAATCTAGACGTCTTGCGTCGTCGCGTACGGCTATCTGCTGAATTTTTACATAGCTATTCGCTCCGCGACCCGGCGTTAAGAGGATATAACCTACGGGGTCGTTATTCTTTTCACAGATAAATACCACGAAATTCCGCCCCCCCCCAAACACGTAGTCGTCCCAGACGGTTCGCTGAATAAACCCTACGGCATAGGAGTTATCCTTCTGTAGCTTGTCGATAAAAGCTATATCTATCTCTCGAGCGTTACGGACTAATAAATCTCCCTTCTGATAAAGGACGTTAATTAAGCCGGTCGCGCAGTCAAATTTACCGAGGTTCATATTTCTAATACCTCCCTAATCATTTCTTCCGAGATCCCGAAAAGCTCAAAGCTCTTAATAACCTTCGTCTGTAGCGATAGGTTCGAGTTCTTAAGAAACGAATCGCGCTCGACGGTAGTCATTCCGCCCCAGACTCCGTACTTCTCGTATTTCGAGCCATAGTTTAAGCACTCCGACCATAGGGGACAACTAAGGCAGAGATTACGAAAGAAGTCGATAGTAACGACCTTCTTAAGTAACTTAGTCTCTTCCTCGATTTTATAAAAGAGGTCGGTATAGAAACCTTGACAAGCGGCTTCGTCCCAATTTATCTCCGCATAGAGGGGCAACCTACCGCTCCCGTCGCGTCGTAGAAGTCGCAGTAGTTCGCGCAAAATTGAATCGGCTTCTCCGGTGCGGGAGCTTCGAGTTTATTCTCGACGACGAAATCTAATTCGTCTAACCAATCTAGACCTGCTTGTGCGATATCTATATCGAAATCCTCGATATGAACCTTTATATCCCTCATCTCGCCGTCTCGAGGAATAGCTACGAGAGCTACCTTCTTAACGTCGTAGTCGTTCTTCGAGAGGAGATATCCGTAGAGCTGAACCTGCATACGTTGTTGGTCGCTCGGGAAATAGCGAAGGCTCTTTACCTTCGTTGTTTTCCAGTCTACGACGATACCCGCGTCCTTAATAAAGAGGTCGACGTGTCCCTTAAGGTTCCCAAAAGTAACCTCTTGCTCAATAAGGAAGTTATCCTTAAACGGATCCTCGCGGACAATAGCCTCGGCGATTCCGGCGTGAATAAACGTCCCAAGAATTGCGGCTAGAGAATCGGTATTCGGATTAGTTACCGGAGTCCCGATTATCTTATGGTAGACCTGCCGACGGCAACCTCCGACGGAGGAAGGACCAATCTCGACCTGCTTAGAGCGGTCGCGCTTATTATCGTGCGCTATTAGAGACTTCGATAATAGGTCTTGTAAATCCATTATCGCCGCCCCTTAACTATCTCTAGAGCGCGGTTAAAAGCGAATTCCATATCAGGAGTTAGCTTTAGAGTCTTAATCGCTTGCTCTAATTCTCCCGCGATTTTAGCCCGTACTAAAGGCTCCGCGAAGGTATTAGTAGTCGTTTCTTCGGTCATTTAGATCCTCCCCAACCTGTTCCCTTAAATACCGCCGCGAAAGTATTAAATTTCCGCTCGGTCTCTCCGCCGCAGACTTTGCAGGGAGCTGATTCCGGAGCCGTTCCGATAACGAACGTATAATCGAATACTCCGTCTAACTCGCACTCGTATTGGTAGGTAGCCATTACGCCGACTCCTTCTCGCGTAGCTCTAACTCGAAATTAGCTACGCACCTTTTACACGCGTAGACCTTATAGTGCTGGTAAAGGCTCTTATAGAGCTTCTTATTAGCGACGTTACAGAAATTACAGTTAGCCATTAGTCCGCCTCCGGTAATCCGTTTAGAACGATAGCGATAGCCGCTAATTTCGTACGCTTAGACGCGGCGTACCAGTCGCTAGATATATCCGTAGGAGTTTCGAGAGCCTCTAGGTCTTTAGCTATCTTCGACCGTAAAGACTTAAGCTGAATATCGAGAAGTTCCATTAGAGAGCCTCGATTGCGCTTCGGACGTTACTTCCTACGGAGCGAGCTATCTCTACCTGCGTCTTAAGACGAAGGACGTTAGCCCGAGAAGAGCGTACGAGCGATTCCGCCGTCGCCATGCGGAAGTGTAATTCCTCCGTCGAGATAAGAGCTAAATCCTCGCGCTCGCCTACGGTGTAGTTCTTACCGTTAGGAGCGGATTTAGAAGCTAGCGTTATTCGGTGTCGGGCTAAAGTAATTTCGTACTCCGCCTTAATCGAAAAGTAGTTAGCCTCGGAAGCGACTAAATCGTTATGCGCTTCGTCGATTTCGTGAGATAGATCCCGTAGTCGCTTCTCGACTTGTGCGGGAGTAACGATAGGAGCCTCAGTCGCCATCTTTAACGACTCCGAGGTTCGTCTTACGCTTCTCTACGTCGAGGACTTTCCACGTATCCGCCGAGAAATCGAAAGGGTCGGGTTGTAGTTGATATCCGGAACGCTCGAGACCCTTACCGAGTTCGATAGCGTCGATACCGAGTTCCCGCGCTACGCGTTCTACCGCTACCTGCTGATAGTTAATAGCTACTATCCAACCCATAGACGGCTCGAATTTTTTAGACTTATCGCTCATTTCTTCCTCCATTTAGCTACGACTCGACCGTGTGACCGAGCGTTAATCGAATTTATATAACCGTTCTTTTCCGTTAGACCCGACTTAGCCCACGAGCGGACTTTCGCGCCTATAGCGTTATTAGAATTTATCCCGTTATCTTCGTCGGGATAGCCGATAGCAGAAGTTAAATCCTCCGAAGTAAATTCGTAGCCCGAAGGCGCGGTCTCTAACCAGTTATCGGCTTTAGCCGACCACTCGGGTTTCGCTTCTAGCGCGAAGTCGAGTAGGTACTGAAATTCGGCGACGTTAGCCATTTTGTAGTTCCGTTACGCGAGCGCTAAGAGCGTCCTTAAGAGTCGTTCCGTTAACGGGAATATCGAGAATCGCGGTCTGCTTACGATAAATCTCGCGGAGCTTCTCGATATCGGTTACCTCGGCGAGAGTTTCGATTTCGGCGGCGGCTACGGCGATTTCTACGTCGCTATAAACGCGAGGCTCGGGACGCGAACCCTTACGAGGCTCGTTCTGGTAGCGCTCGACCTTCTCCATTTCGGAGCGGCTAGGACGCTTACCGTTCTCCGTACCGATTGCCGAGTTGCCGATTGCTCTTCCGATTGCGGACGTCTCACAGTTCTCAAGAGCGGAAGTTTTATTGACGGGAGAAGCTCCGACGATTTCTTCGGCGTATCCGGTTGCGACGGGGGATCCGTCTAGGTAATCGAAGTAAATCTCCGCCTTTACGATAAAGCGGTTATTGTCGTTATATACGAGTTCGGTTAGGACTCGGGCTTGCGGATAGGTCTTATAGAGGCGCTTTAGGCGCTCCTCTACGGTTTCGTACTCTTCGAGATTAAAGCGACCTGCCATTTACTGCCTCGTTTCATAGGGGTCTCTTAGAGACCGTTCGGGAGGAGACTAGCGGATAGATTACGGTCTACCTAATACCCGAAAGGCGACGCGCCGAGAGATTTACTGGCAGAATCCGACTATGACCCGAGTAACGATTTCGCTTTATAACCTAACGATTCAGATAGAAGCTGAGTTAGCCTATCCCGACCAGATTAACGACCTCTGTAATCGAGCCTCTTTCCTCTATATGACGACTATCGCCGCCGCTAAGGAGAACGGGCTAAAGATAGACGGAGACGCGATTATCGAAGAAATCGAAGGCGACTTCTAACCCTTTTCCTGCTCGTAATAAAGGTAGGGAGCCGCGGTATACGGGTCGTGCTTACTAGCGATTTCTAGCGCCTTCTCGAGAGTAGCTCCGGCTTCTAGAGCGCCGATAGCTAAAGACGACCCCGATCCGACGCCGTAGAAACCCGAGGAGTCGAGGCTAACCGCGAAGTCGTCCGCGATATCGAATACCTCTCCGCCGACGGCGATAAGGAAAGCGAAGTTATAGTCTCCCTCGGTTTCTTTATCCCACTTATAGTCGTTCTCCTTAAAGCACTCTTTTAGAGAAGGAATTACTTTAGAGATAATAAAGTGATAAAGGTCTTTCTTATCGACCGCGGTAGGCGTCGGCGGTTTCCATAAGTGTTGCGCGATATCACACGCCGCGGACTCACCGGCTCCGGCGATAATAAAAGCGCCTCGCTGATTTATCTTCGTCATTTTCGGGTGGGTATATTTTCTATTAGAGGTAACTAGAGAGTCTGCCCCAAATACGACCTTATCCGAATACTGAACCGCGACGATAGTAGTCATTAGTCAAGCCAAATCTTATAAGCCGCCGTTACGCGACCCTTCTCGGGATCTATAAAGTGAAGTCGTTGCGACGGAGTAGCCGACGCCGCTAGGTTAACGCTAGCGTAACGATTTTCGGATTCCGTAGAACCAGTCTGATAAACGCTACCGAGACCGTTAGCCATAGCCCACTCCGCGTGGGTATGGTAGTGACCGATATAGACGTCGCGGAATTCCCACGGATAAGAACCGGAGCGCCAGCGGTTAGCGTGCTGGACGATAGCTCCTGGACTAGCGAAGCCGTTACGACCTACTTCATCTCCGTGAATTAAGAGCGCTCGGTAGTTTCCGATTTCGACTCGTTGGATATCTTCGGGACATTCTTGCCAGTTAAGTCGTTTTTCTTGTGCCAATAACTGTCGAGCCAATTCATAGCACATTCGATCAAAGTTATCACTGCGAGGCACGTTATCGCGCTTAGAGCCAATACGTCCATGATTTCCCCACTCCGGTACGACGGTTACCTTGTCGTAATTCGCTAAGGCATATCGTACTAAATCAACGCAGAGTCGGGATACGTTTACATATTGTTCGAATAACGTAGAGTCAATCTCGAACGCTTGACCCGGAAAGTTAAAGAGTCCCTCAACCATATCGCCGCCGAATAAAATAAATACTTCGTTAACGGCATGGTCGGCTCGCATAATGTCAGTAATTTTTACTGCCTTTTCTGCGAAATCTAAGACGCGAGTTCTCATTACTTCCGAGTTATAGCTAGGAGTCTTTTTTGCTCCTTGCCAATCGGTTAAGTGCCAGAGAGCTACTTCGGGTTTCTTCTTACCCTTAGTTAGCTTCGGAGGAGTAACGGGATCTATAGGACCAGTCGAGAGCATGGCGTCGTAAGCCGCGTTATGAGTAGCTTCTACTAATTCGTCGTTACGTTGTTTTACTTCGATTAGTTTCTTCTGCGTACGCATTAAGGCTTTACGAAGTTCGGTAACGTCCTTAGATTCGATTCCCTCGGGTAGCGCTTCGATACGCTCTTCTAGGCTCATTAGCAATCTACAATCGCTCGAGCGTGTCGGGTATATCCGATTTTATCGTCCCACGAATCGGTGTGTACCGGATTATTAAATAGGCGGACGGATTTAAGAGCGTCCATAAGTAGCCCGACCTGATACGCCGGAATATCGTCAATCTTTAGGAGCGCTCCCCAGATACGACCGATAGCGATAAAGGCTTCTTCGGCGTCCCCGTAGTTCTCTTGCCGCTCTTCTAAGATTTCGTCTATACGTTGCCGCATTTACATTTCCCCTGTCGGTGAGCGTTAAGCGTGTTATCGCTCATCTTGTAGCCTTCTTCGCGTAAAGCCATAACGAGCGGATTAGTAGGAAACCCGTTCTTTAGGTGTTCCGTAAAGACCTTTCGATCCGCCTCGGGCATAGTCTCGATAAGTAGGGCTACGGTACAAGCGTCGGCTTTTTTAGCCGCGTGCTTCTTAATAGAATCAGATAAAGCCATAAGTGCCTCCTTGCGAGAAGGGTAGCAAGGAATCAAAAAATAAACACTTAAAGAAAATAGACACGCCATAATCTATATAGAATTCTATATAGAAATAAGTAACCCCTCTGGTGCGGATATTAAGAGCCGTGAGGGGTGTTGTGGTTTAAGTATAACTACTCGACGTTATTAACGTACGGCGTGATGATATGCGACTCGGGTTGCACACCGGGGTTAGACGGCGGGTTATGAGGTACGGCGGCTCCGCCAGTAGCGGCGATAATCGCTTCGGTAATATGAGTCGGATCTACGGCGAAATTAGAAGCCTTCCACGCCGCTAGACCTGCGACCGCGGCGAGGCTAAGAGCCTTCGGGTTAGTAATCGGTACGCGAATCACGGTAGCTCCTTCATTAAAGCGTCGTAGGCTAACTGTCCCATAACCCCGTCCGTTACGAGCTTATTCGCCTTCTGGAAGGCTTTTAGAGCCGTTACGTCAGTATTTGACCACGCGCTATTTTCGTAGGCTCTAGGGAGCAATCCCGCCTTAAAGAGAGCCTGTTCTACCGCTAGGACGTCTGCCGTCTTAGAACCGGTCTTAAAATCGCTCGCCTTAAAGGGAGGGGCAACGAAGGAAGTCGTAGCTTTAACGGGAGGCGTCGTCGAGTGGGTAACGGCTACTCCGGTCGCGCCGAGAGCCGTAGTTGTAGCTACACCGCCAGCGAGGAGCTTATTCGTACCGAGAGAGGTCGAAGGTTTAACGGGATCCGCATACGCCGGACGAACGATAGCGAGAACATAAAGGTAAGAGCGGTGGCGAAGGTATACGCCGTGTCCGTCGTACTGCGAAGCGTCAGTCATGTGTTCGGGACCAGTATTTCCCTCGACGGTAGTAATTCCGTCTCTCGAAGCCGCGACTACGATTCCTACGTGGTCGGGTTGCCCGTTACCCGCCCACGAGAAGAATACGAGGTCACCGGGTTGCCCGTCGTATTTACCGACTACCGCTTTTCTCTGCTGAAACCATGAAAGACCCGTAGGGCAATAAGCGAAGCCTTTAGGAGTCTGCGCCGCTACGAGGTGAGAGAGATTATTTTGCGCGAATACCCACGAGACGAACATAGCGCACCACGGTTCGTTCGAGATTCCGTACCAATCCCCGTACGGGTTCGCGTCTGTAGTACCGCCGTAGAAACCCGTCTGCTTCTGTGCGGTATTTACGATATCTAACGCGTTAGCCACTTAGCCCCCATAAAGTCAAAAACCCCGCCCACGAAGGACGGGGTCTGACTTAATTTTACTACTTAGTAGCTTTAGGAGTATCCGCCTTAGCAACCTTAGTAGCTTCTGCGATAGCCGCGTCGACGGCAGGAGCGACGATAGATTCAGGAGCGCCGGTAACGCTAGAGATTTGATTAACGAGAGACTTAGGGTTTACCTTAGCCAAGATAGGTACGAGTAATCCGCCTACGAGAGCGCCTACTGCTACTTCCTTAACGCTACGGTGTCCGGTCTGAAACGTTGCGTATCCTGCGGCGATAACGCCGTAGCCGTAATGCTCGAGGAGAGCCTTCTGTGTAGCTGAAATCTTAATCTTTAGAGCCATTTTTATCCTTCTTTCCAATTAGGTTGCGAACGTACTTCTCCGCCTCGAAGTCACTAGCCGAAGCGTGGTGAATTCCGCCGACGCCTCGGTGGTGCTTTTCGCAGAGCCATATTAGGTTCGCCGCCGATTCTACCCACTCCCCGACGATTTCGGGATTAGATACTCCGGGGTAGTCGGCTTCGAGCCATTTTAGATCGACGCCGTTCTGTAGGCTAAATTCGATATGCGCGTGGTGTAGCTCTAGCCCGCCGTCGCACTCGGAGAAATCCTCGCGGTGTTCTCCGATAGCGCACTTAGCCGCGTCTTTAGTTTGAGCGCGGTAGGCGTTAAAGTCTTTATAGTGAGGATCGGATTCTCGAGGCTCGTGCGGTGGGTAGTGGACGACGTAGGAATTCGTAATAACTTGATCGTGTGCGTCCATTTAGTCGATTTCTAACTTTGTCTTTATGACCGCTTGGTTAATTTGTAACTCGTGTAGAGCCATATCTTGGCGATTAAGTTGGTCTTTCATAGACCCGCCGCCATTTTCGTATAGCTGGTATTCGATACGCGATAAGCGCTTATCCATTTTCTTAAAGCTACGGTTAATCCAAAATACGGGTGCGCCGATTATTACCATACTCTCTAAAATTGCCCAGATTGCGTTGCTTACGGTCGAGGCGTTATTCCAAAATACCATAGTTGCACCTTACGGATTTATTGTTATGTCCAGTTAATAGTTCTAATGGTACCGTTTTTATCAACTGTTTTTAGAACGTTAGAAGTCGTATTAAGCCAGATATCGCCGATACGAGGGTTAGTCGGGTCGGTCGTAACGCTAGGCGCGGTAAAGCGTTGCGCGGTTTCTAACTTACGAAGTCGAGCTTTAATATCTTCGATAATCTCTCGAATATCCGGAGCGTGATTTATATAACCCATTAGTACGTTCCCGTCGTAACCGTAAGCGTAATTCGTTCTGGTCCGTCCTCACCCGGAACGACCGTAAGACCAATAATACGGAAGATAGCGTCGTAGCCGTTAGGGAAGAACGGGTCGGTAATACGGACGCGTACTTCGTCGCCTACTTCGTAGCTTCCGAAAGTCGGGTTAACGTACGGAGGCGCGACTATCTTTAGAGTAATCGGAGGATAGGAAACCGCTTTAACCTGACCCGTCGCTAGACCACTAAGAACCGTAGGGTCGGTAATATCCGAATAGTTCGCTTGATCCTCGAGTAGACCCCAACCTGCGGAGAGCTTCGTCGAGTCGGCGTAAATCGAGATTAACTTACCTTCGTTAGAACCCGCTCCGAGAGCGTAAATTTGATTAACCGCTTTAGATCCGTCCTCGAGGTAGTCGTACTCGGAGATATTTCCGCCTAGCTCGAATACCGGAGCGTTAGGGTTCGTCGAGCTATACATAGTTCCCGAACGAGGGTAGTAAGTATTAAACGACTTAGCGGGGTTTCCGCCGCCGTCGTAGTAGACGCTAATCTCGAAGTCGAAGCCGTTAACCTGCTTAGATAAATCCGAGACGGCGTTAAAGACGGTCTTTACTTCGTAGTTATAGTAAACGCGAGAGAGGGTAATACCCGAGACGTTCGTAGAAGCGGGGTCTTGGTTATAAAGAAGTCCGATATTGCCCGAAGTCGCTCCCTGAGCGTTAGAGATAAGCGACTGCGCTATCTGTAGCTGGTCGATACCCGTATAGGCTAAAGCTCCGTAGGCTGTTCCCGAACCCGTCGTAATACGGCGACGCTCGAAGTAGGAAATAAACTCTCTAGCCGTTAATTTAATAACTTGGTCGCCGGAGGTATATTCGCGTTGCCAGAGAACCCCGCCCCATACGAGCTGACCGTTACGGTCTATATAGACCGCCGTACGTCCGGGAATCGTCGCGTTAAGGACGTTTAGCCCCGCGGTATTAACTCCGGAAATAAGTAGGTGCGCGGTCATAGTACCCGCGGCGTTTAACTGTTGCCCGAAGCTAACTCCCGTTAGGGGTAGCTCTGCGAGAACCTGATTAGTAACGAGATCCGCGAAGAGATACCGGTAGGAAGTAGCCATTGGCTTATCCTACTAGAGCGGCGACCTCATCAGCCGTTAGACCGAGAGCGGCTAACTTAGCCTGAGCCGAAGCCTTAGCTTTAGCGATAGCGGCGTCAGCGTCAGCCTTAGCCTTAGC